ACTATAAGGTACTCTAGTCTTCCGTAGTCACTTCTTTTTTCTTCTATTTCTTGTATTTTCCACTTTTTACCTCTCTTTAGAGATTTAAAGTTTGTTGTTCTTTCTTTGTCTTTTTGAAGCTCAATGATAATATCAGTTTTACTTATGTCGGCGTTCCATCTAAAGTAGAAAACTACTTCACCTTTTCTTGTATCTCCCGGTCCAAGATTTATTAAGCTTGAGAACTTAGAGCCATCGCTAGTTCCATAACCTTTAAAACTTGGTTGTATTTTTTCATCCCACAAATATCCTTCACCTAAACAAAGTGGACACTTTGGATTAATTGAGCCTTCGTTATTGACATTGCACTTGCAACTAACTCTTTGGTTTACTTTATCTCTTCTGAACTGCCTGATTAATACTTCATAGTGCTTACTAATCTCAACCAAAGATCCGAATAGAAAGTCATCAAGTTCTTTCCTGAGATCTATTTCTTTTGATCTATCAGTGGCAGTTATGACTCTATTAAATACTATTGAGTTACCAGACATCTCTCCCTATCCTGTCTATGTGACTTGCTGTCACTGGTGTTATATATGCAGGCTCTGTTCTTATGCCTTTTTCTTTTCTTATCCTGCTATTGGCTGCCCTTTCACCATATTTATTTTCATAAATATCTCTACCTAGCCAAGGCCTGTCTCCTGAGTCTATGCCTACTACTGCAGGCACTAGCCCTATGCTTTGGCCCCTAACTCTGGTTCCACCAGAGTTTAGCACCCTTTCCCACTCTTCTAATTCTTTCTTGGTTTTTCTTATTGCATCACCAAGTCCCATTTGATTATCTGCATAGATAACCTTAAGGTCACCTAGGGACTTTGACTTTAGAGTAGAAGATGAGCCACTGAAGTTTTCTAGAAGATTTAATACAGTAGAGAACTCTACAAACTTTCTCTTTGCAAGCCTGAGGTACTTTTCATCTGGCGCGACTCTAGGCATGGTAATGATATCAGCCTCTTCACTGTATCTCCAGATAGAGTAATTAACTGCATCTTCTTTTAGCTTCAGTACCCATTCTCTCATTAGAGCAAGTATATTTTGAAAGCTTGTATACATGGGACTATACTTGCTAGTAAACCATATCATCTCATCAGAGATAACTTCTTCTTCCAAAGACTCTACTCCATCTATTTCTATAGTATAAAGTGTATTCTCATTAAATACAAATACCTTTTTAATTTCAGGAGTTCCGTTTATTTCATGATTATGAACTACTTGAAACCTTGTAACCTTTCTAAAGAAGTTTGCATTGTTACTTCCCATCCAAAGAGCGTACCATTCTCCTACTTCTCCATCAGGGGGAACTTCATATTCAACTTGATATGAACCTTTCTTAACTCTGACTGGACTCAGGACTGAGACTGCATCTTCTATCTTTACTGTTTCTTCGTCTGGATTTGATCCTTGATCAAATATATAAACATTCAATTCCAGAGGATCTACATTCTTTCCAGTTCCACTTGTGAACTGAGCTTCCAGCTTTATTGCTTGTCCCTGTAGTGTTGCCATCACTCAACCTCCAGCTTAATAAAAACACGACTTCCCTCTACTGTAAAGGAAGCCGGCACTTCTACTGTCTCACTTGTCCCATCTGCTGCCGTTGCTTTTATCTTTATTGTCTTTGCATTTACTGATTGTGGATTTACATCCTTGCTAAATTGCAAGACTATGTTTGTTTTATTTAGCGGCACATTAGATGCTTCATCTTTTGGTGAAGAATTAATAAGCTCGAATCCATTAACTAGCAAAGTGGTCATAAGTGGAGAAGTTGAGCTTTCTGCTTCAACTTCTATCATTTCTTTCTTTGTAGTAGAAAACTGATACTTTAGTGTGCTTTCTAGTAGCTCTGGCTTTTGAAGGTATGCTGAACTAAAATCGCCATCAACTATCAGTTGGTCTTCTGCAGTAAGGATTCTAATGCTTATTCCATTATCTAAATAATGGACAACTTCATCTTTTAGTTTTGAGCTTGACTCTACTTGCCCTGACTCTCCATCTAGAAAGCTCCAGCTAAACTCAACTTCATTGGCCCGGCCTCCTGAAGTTACCTGTATGACAAGTACATCACTTTCATCTTCTGTATAGGTACCTTCAAATATTAGCTGGCCCCTTGATACCTGCAAGGCAGTTGGCTCATAAATGCTAATGCTTCTAAGTGTACTTTCTTTTTCTGAGTTATCTCCACCAGAAATAAATACAGTATAGTCTGTATGCTCTGCCCAAGAGCCCTTAGGATAAACCATTATCCTGGTTCCAGTTTCTGTATCAGGGCTTTCTGGTAAAACTGTAGATCCTTCTACAAGGATTTGTATTTCAACTTCGCCTTGAAATCCACCGCTCCTAAGGACTTTACTTAAATGCTGCTTATCGTAAGCAACACTATTAGCCATTGTGGTGTTCTGGGCTACAGTGAAATCTGGCCCATAAACATGTATACATCCCTCTAGGTTAGATAAATCTAAAGTCCTATTGCTTATTATTTCAATAGGCTGATTTACCCCAACCAAAGTGCTACCAGCACTAGGACTGAAAGTTAATTGAATAGACATACAACCTCTTAAGCTCGGTTAAAAGTGCTCAAGATAATTGTACCTACTATAGTCTAAGATAACTTGACTAACCTATAGCCCCTGAGAGGCTCAGAAACTACTCTACAATCTTCTTTAACTCAGAGTCTATACTCACGGTAAGGTAGCCCTTTTCTTCGCTAAATTCAAGGGTTACAAGACCTTCTTCACTTTGTAGAACTTTAAGATGTATGGTTTGAGTTGCATCTCTAAGCCAGTCATCTTCTGAGAATTTCTGGAAATCTTCTTCTAGATTAATTCCTGTTAAATTTAATTTATAGTTTTCAATTTTTGAACTTTCAAATTCATTTAGGCTAATCATTTCATCTGGACCAGTAAAGAAACCCTTGGCTACTCGAGATTGATATTGCTCATCACTAAGCATATCCGTTGCATAAAGTAAAGGATTTGAAATTTGGCTTCTTTCTTTATTCTTTACATAGGTATCTAGGCTTGCAGCTACTTCATCTTCTTTAGCATCTGCAAGCCTCTTACCTGCAGCCACAAAAGCTTCTTGAGCTTCAGGCGTATTGTATTGAGGCTTATCTAGGTTCATGTCTGTAAAGTTAAATCTAAGTGAATGCATGATTGCTAGAGGGTTAAAGGATAAATTCATTATAGCATAAAAACAAAAAGCCCCCTGTTTCCAGGGGGCTTCCATTAGTTAGCCTCTAACTTTAGATTAGAGAGGTGAACCAGTAGTACGGTCAATCGGGTCAATATCAGAAGTAGCAATCTCGACAGTGCCAGGCATACCTGTAAACCAGTTCTGGTCACACTTGACATTACGGAATACTAGTGAACCCATACCTTCTTCATACATAAGAGGAGCATAAGCTTCATCAAATCTCATGTACTGTAGGTCATGCTCAGGATCGCTCCAGTTTACCTGACGCAGGCCATGCTTAACAACAACAGCGCCAAGTGAAGACGAATCACACATGATGATGTCAGTCAAGCGATTGACTGTATCATAAGGCATGAAGGGGCTTACTATGATTCTGAGGGGGAAAGGCAAGTAGCTCGGAAGCACCGGAGCACTTGTAAGTGCAGGGTTGAAGTCTGAGTTCTTTGAAGAGGCACCAGTGTTAAACTGACCAAGGCCAGCATTTCGACTACCAGATGCAATAGTCATCTGGGTGCCAGCAGGACGGGGGAAGCCATTGCGAGCCTGACCAGTGTAGTTCTGGAAAACTACGCCGCCGCCATTCTGCATAACGAATGCACGAAGAAGCGGGTCCTTAATGAACATCATATAAGTAGCCGGGTGCATGATCAATAGATCAGCCATGTAGCCCTTATGAAGAAGATCATGGTAGGCTTCAAATAGGTCGTCTACGGTCAGAGTACCATTAGCAGCCATTGTGATATCACGGCCAGTAGTAATACCACGACGTGACAAGGACGGGTTAAGGTTATCGAATACAGCTTCACCAAGACCACGAATGTGATCTGCTACAACTGTTTCCTTCTTGCGAGCAAATGCTCGGCCGGCTTCACGAAGGTGCATACCAAGTAGGTCCCAACGTGATGCTTCAATTGCATCAGGTGAGAAACCAAGAGCGACACCGTACTTGTCGATGCTACAAGTTACAGTTGAGCCACCCATCTGTAGTCTGCGCTGAGGATAAGCTTGACCTTCAGCAACACGTTCGATGGTGAAGGTACCAATGGCAGGCATACGCCATTCATGAGTAGCTGCACCTTCTGCATTGATTACATCAAGGAGAGGAGTAAGAGTAAGGATCGGCTCAGTTGCCTCAACCATGATCTCTGTTACTGCGTGAGGGAACAATGCACTTAGGTCATTTGACATGACTGCATCGCGTATTGTTAGACGCGGGTCATCTGACCCTGTAGCCTGAGGATGGTAGCCATCATTAGCAATGATAGCAGCCAATTCACTGGCTGATTCAATAGTATATTTCTTTCCAAAGCTGCTCATTTCAAGCCTCCTAATTACTTAAGTAAGTTGACTAGAACCATGTACTGGCCTGAGCCGGTATAGGTTTGTTGATCAGTAAACCCGCCAGTTGCAGAACCAGGCATCTTATCTAGCACACCAGTGGGAAGGTTTGAGTACCAGGTGTATACCTTATCCATTCCATCACGGGGATATGAGGAGAAAGTTAGTGCCTGACCTACGATTCGCTCAGGGCGAGTGTAGCTAGCGGGATCTACTAGGTCAACTGAACCTGCATTTTCTACTTCTGTCTCGGCGGGACGAGGAATAAACGGTGCAAAGTTGCTGTACTTATCATAAGTAAGCAGCTGACCAGGATAGATGTTGCCACGAATGTGAGCAAGGTGAGAAGTCCAGGTTGAGAAGTCTTCCAGGTATTGACCCTTAACTACGTCAGTAGCAAGTAGACCAGCAGGAAGTGCATCGCCGCCAGCTTCAAAGAAGAAAATAATACCAAGCTCAAGGTCAACAAACCAGTCACCAGCCTTAGTAAGCTCATTAATATGATTCTTCTTACGAACTAGAATCGTGTCTGTTTTATCAACACCAGCAGAAGTTTCAATCTTAAAGCTAAGGTGAGGAGCAATTTCCAGACGACGACGAGTCAAAGCAAGACCAACAAAGTTAGTACCAGTAACTGTACCATACCTAGCAACAAGGCCTGAGGCGGTCAATACAGTTGAATCTATCCACTTGCCATCTCCAGTTGCAGCTCCTAGCTGCGTCTGGGCAGTTGCCGGCGTCGAACTTAGCTTATCAGAGAATACACCTACAGTAGTTGACTGTGAACCACCAGGAGTAAGGGGATAAGTAAGAACATAGTCACAGAGAATCTGTGAACGGTTTCCTCTGTTATAGTTATGGAACTTAAAGCCGCTGGGCTGAGTACCATCACCACCGGGTGATTCCCACTGAGCCTGAGGAACAATACCTACAGGTTCAGAAACAAAGTCAGAGAGAACCTCTGCACCCTGAAGTAAGCCTCTTGACTTAAGGGCTGCGGTCAACTCGTCCTTTGTGTAGTCTACTTCAGTAGTAACAAAAGTACCAGTAGCAAGATTTTCAGTACGTCTTTCTACGTCAACATTTTTGTACTCAAGGACAGTATCTCCACCAGCAGCAGCTTCCCAAGCAAGCTTGATACCAGCAGGAACAAGGCGACCAACGGGACCATTAAAGCCTGTTAGTGAAATTCGCTCGCGGGTAATACCAACAAGCTTACCGGGAGTGATTACGAAGAAATCTTTCTTTACGGGTTCTTCATAAACAATGAAACCCATTGCTCGGTTGGTGGTTGAATCACAAAGAGGTAGCCAGTTTGCTACTTGTGAATCTAGCCAGGGACGCTCAGAACTTGATGAGTGTACTTCGGGAATGATATTCCCGAAAGGAACAACTGGCTTTCTGAAATTCGGTATATAAGCCATTACTATCCTCCTATTACTTAATTGAATCTAGGACTTGTTTTGCTTTCAAATCTGGTCTAACAAAACCTTGCTTGATTTGTTTTGACCAATAATTATTTGCAGCAATAATACCTGAATCTTCTACTAATGATTCATAGTTTCTAGCTGCTCTAATTTCTGTCTTATTGTACTCTACTTTAACTTCTTCCTCAGATACATGATCTGTAGTTACTAATTCAGTAACGGGATCTTTTCCGAGTGTGTTGACCTTAGACCTTACAAGGTCCAGGTCGATGCTGTCAATTGCCTTGTTAAACTTATCCAGGCTAGTTGCAAAGATAAAGTCATCCTCAAGCATGACTTCACAACCAACTGCACTTAGTACCTTGGCAACCTTGCCAAGCATTGCAGTTGAGTCACTAGTTACTTGATTGAACATTGCCTGGCTTGTAATGATTTCCTGGCTCATGCTTCTTAGTTCATCTCGAAGCACACCAAGCTTAACTGAATCATTAGTGGACAGGTCGATCTTCTTTTGTAGTTCTTCTTTTTGTGATCTTAAAGAGTCAAGCTCTACCTGAAGGGAATCAAGCTTACCTGAATCAACAAGATTAAGCTGCGAAATTACAGCTTCTTTATTGTCACGAATAAAACCTATAACAGATTCTAAGTTCATTTCGGCCGGTACCTTTTCATCAACAATTGACTGTTCTGTCTTATTGTTATCATCTTCAGCTAAATCTTCCTTTGAATCAACTACTTCTACTAATGAGTCTTTGCCGTCTAGCAAAGCATCAAGAATTACAGATAGCCTTTCAAGCTCAGGGCTTTCGCCAAATACTTCCAGGACAGAAGCAAAAGCATCGTTACTTACAATAGGAATGCCCTTATAAACTAGAGCATTAACAACTTGAACCTTACAGTCCTTACCATAAAGTTCAGATACTACTTCTTCGACTTTTACTGTCTCAGTCCCAGTATCAAGGCCTTCTTTATACTTATTAATTAGCATCGAGTAATCTCCGTTTGCATTGTTATTATCAATAGTAACTTTAGTTACAGCATTGGCATCTGAGCCTTCGTCAGCTGAATTCATTTGTTTTACTAACTTAGTCGACCAGGATTGCCCTGGGTCACCTCCCCAGAGGTGCCATGCCTGCCAGCCTTTTCCTTGTTCACTCCAAGTACTACCTTTCTTGTCGATCTCATGCCGATCAAAATAGGCCTTCATTCTTCTTGCAGTATCAGGGCTTACATCTTTACCGTTGCTTAGGTCTCTGCCTCTTGCAACGCCAATAGCAGTACCACCTCTTTCAGAAGCAGGCTTAGAAGCTCTCACTTCAAGTCCTCTCTTTGCTGCGTCTCTTACACTCTGAGGAGGGCTAAAGTTAATGCTACTATACTTCTCTGCATCTGTTACTATAGATGCTACTTCTTCTTTTTCTTTTTGTAGGCTTCTATTCTCATCTGCAAATACTCCGCCATCTATTAAGTAATCGCCACTTATAGATGAATCTAAACCTGAAAGAACAGAGATTCCATTATTCTTATACTTGATATCACCAAAGTAGAAAGTAGGAGTCCTTGCCATTTCTTTAAATTCTTGAACTATTGAATCTTTCATAGAACTCAATAGCACAGCTTCTCTATCAGCAGGATGCGTTACATATGCCCAACCTTCTATTTGAAGGTCTGTTGCTAGTAGTGCATGGAAGACTTTGTCTTCATCAAACTTTCCTGGTTGAAACTTTGACAGTAGATCATAATCCCAGACTCCACCTGAACCCGGATCAAGCCATTTGGAGGTTACCATTTCAACTGAAACGGTCATTAGCCTACCATCCATTATCTTTTCAATGGCATCTCTATCTGTTATTTTGCTGATTCCTTCCAGGTATCCAGCGCCACCATTATCTTTGCCAAAGAATCCTTTCTTTGCTGCATCCTGAATTGCCTGATGGAATGCCTTATCTGTAGCCCTGAGGCGATTGACAGCGTTCACATCAATAAGCTGATCAGACTTCTTGGGAACATACTTAGCACCCATTGCTCTTCCTATAACTGGACCATCATCTCCACCTGCGGAGTGTCCATTCTTAATAGGAGCAGGATACGGAGTAAGTATGCTATCAGCTGCAAGCTTAAGCTCACGAGGGCCATATATTCTTTTATTGCGATTCATCTTAAAGCCATGGGTGACTTTATTGACCGCAGTTAATCCACCTGAGTATTCTTCAGAATCTCTAAAGTGTTCAAAGTCTAAGAAGTTAGGAGACTTAGGATTCCAGACTTCCTCTTTAAGGTTTATAGGTGAACACTTTAAGATTTGGTCTTCTGTAAACTTTTCATCAAGAATTATTTGATTATTCATTATTCACTCTTTTAACTGTAATTGAACTATTAGGATGCCATGGTGGAATGTTACTAAGGTTAGCAGTATCAAGTTGGAACTTCTTACTTAATAATGCTACTTCACTTTCTTCACTGTCTTCATTTAGCTCAATAGAATAGTACTGTTCTCCAACTATTCGTAATCCTGAGATTACTCCCCAATTATAACTTCTAACCTTTTCGGTTCTTCTGATAAAGTCTAATCTATAGGCAATGGAATTAACAGAAGCAATAATATCATCTTTTGTTACTTCTTTCTTTTTAGTTATTACCTTCTGTACTTCATCAAAAGCTTTATCTATATAGCTTTCAGCTAAACGTTTACACCTTGCAGCTTCAATATAAATTTCATCTCCAACTATAGATGAACCAAACTCAGAAAAAACATATCTTATGCCACTGTCAAAAGATGAGCCAGTAACTCTAGCAGCTGATACTTTCTCTTTATCTTTAAACAGACCTAGTGAAATCATGAACATACTTCTATCACTAGGATCTAGCACTCCAACTTTAGAGTATTGAGTTATTGCACCAACGAAATCTTTTAAGTTGTTATCTGCCAGGTATTTTTCTAGCTGATCTCTGGAGCTTGGTCTTGGACTTGTTGAGGTTCCAAACTGATTAGAAGGACGAGACATTGCAGTTGAAGCTCCTCCATTTGCCTGAGGGGCCTGGTTGGGCCTTCCGGCTCTTCTTGTAGTTCCAGCCTGACCTGAGCTACCAGAGGTAGCTTGGTTAGATCTCCTGTTCACTTCCTGTGTTGCTTGTCTTACATTCTCTGGCCTGATAGGTGTATTGGGGTTTTCTGCTGCCGCTAGAGAAACTGCATTGCTACCATCTGTTGTTCCTGATACTAAAGTAGCTGGAATCGTAACTCGATGTACATATAGGTCTTCTCTTTCTTCATCAGAAAGTTCATTCAAGCCAAGTTCTCTTCTTGCTTCTTTTAGGGTAATTACATTGTTTATCCACTTTTGAATAACATTGTTTTCTTCTGCAATTTCAGAGAAGTGATCTATTTCACCAAAGGAAACATACACATGATTGTCATCATCATCGAGATTTAAAGCAGTCCCACTCTCAAGTAATAATTCATCAATAACAAAGTTCTTGAAACTTGAAGCAAAAAGCTTCTGGTTTGCTTTAACTTCATCAAGTAGTGATTGACTTATAGCTAAAGCAGTTGCTCTATTAGCTGTATCTCCTTCACCAAAATCAATACCTGACATACTTATGCCAGCAAAGACTCTCTTCTTAAAGTACTCAAGATAACTTTCAACTCTAAGTGCTCTGCCTTCTGTTCCCTTAATCTGTATATCATGCCTTTCTGAGGTGACATAGATTCCCTCTGGTGGCATTGACTGTATTCTTCTGGCTACATCTTCAACTTCATTACCGCTGCCATCTAGAGTCTCCCTTGCTGGAGACTCCTCTGTTCCTACTCTATAGTGAACAATCGGGAATATAGACTGAACAATAAGAATCTCTACATTCTCTTCTATGCGCCTTAATGCTTTTATGTCATCAAGGACAGGAAGACAGGAAGGAGTTCCAGCATAGAACCCTGGCTTCTTATTCCTTGTAAAGTGTATGATGTCCTTTGGATTAAACTCACGATACTCATGAAGTCTTCCAGGAATATACTGACGATACTTTGTTATGTTTTCTTCTTTATCATCTAGTCTATATTCAACACTGGCAGCGGGAATAATAAATAAACCAGCTATTGGCTGAATCCTTCTCCCAGTTAATCTATCATTATACGGATAGCCACCTGATGCATCGTTATTCCTAACTACATACAGGTAGCAATTTGAAAACATAATTAGATCTTTCTCAATATCAGAAAGTAAAGAGTCTACATTAGTACTGCTTTGTTTACATATCTGATTAAGACGCCTTTTAATATAAGAGCTTGTATCTGCATTTCTAGATACAAAGTCATACCCACCTTTAAAGAATAAATTTCTTTTTTTATCAAAAGATCTAGCAAGATAGGATTCTATATCTGCAATTCTTTCTATATCAGAAAAGTCATACTCAGGCTTAGTCCAGATGTCATTACCACTTCTACTCTGCTTATAGCTAAGGACTGGATTCCTTACACCTTTTAAACCTATAGTTGACTTAACAGAGAGTTCATCTTTAATATCCGGCTTTGCCGGTTTCATTTGATTAGATAGCTTATTCATTTGACTCTCTTAGATATTCGATAGTAATTCTGCAATCTCTCTATCTGTAAGAACAATCGGCTGAGCCTTACTGCAGTTAATTAGAGGAATTCTAGTTCCTGTTACTGTATTCAATATTACCGGATTATTTATATTATCACCACCTGGGGTCCCAGGTTCCTGCGGATCATTAACCAATACTATTGAAGGGTTCTGATTTATAAGGTTAAATAATACATCAGGAGATGCACTTGGAGTTAT